AAATCCCCACGAACAGAAGCTCTCAGGGTTTCTAGATATTCCGTACTCTTCAATCCTAGCTATCTGCGTTCCTAGTACCTCAGGTATAGAGGCAACTGTACCTCCTCCAATTGAATCACTAATCAGGTTCTTACCTGCTAACACATATGATATCTTATCCTCCTGAAGCACAAGTATATCGGTTTCCCTACCGCTTAATTTTTCAATAGGTCCGTATACATCCTCAAGCGGTTTGAAGTTTAGTAAACCTAAGTTAAACTCATTAAGCTTATTTACATTGCTCTCGTTATTGTATACACCACTATATGTTAAGTCCGCAAAACGATGCGCCTGTCTAAACTCTACCTCTGATGTAGATGTGGTTCTTTCTCCTAAAGAAAATTCTTTACCAACAATAGAGTCACGAATCCTATAGCTCTCAACTCCGTTACCAAAAGAAAAACAATTAAAGAAATCAGTTTTTATAATAGCTGGCTGAGTCGCGGTCTGATTCTGTATATTACCTTCATGTGCTCCAGTACTTTTATCAATACTATAAACATCAGCTGATTCATACCACAAATCAGGAGTAGCATCCTGAGGCTCTGTTTCAAAAACTAGCGTGGTCTCAGCTCTGAATACTTCAATTGTAGCGTCAATACATGCGCGTCTCTTCTGATTACTAGCAGCACCTGAACAGCTATTTGTTCCTACAAGACCTAAGAACAATGAATTTGTAGGGTCTCCTACAGTCCCACTTTCGTTACCTTCTATAAACTGCCACTGATAAATACATCTATCCTCAGGCATCTGCGGTGTGAGTTGCCCAAGTTGATTGTTATAGAAATTAGCAAAGTAAGGAGGAGGACAATCCTGGTCTCCAGCCACCTCAACCCTACCGCCATCAAGCCTTGCCTCGACATTGTCTCCATCAAAAAATTCTTTAAAATTATCGTAGTCCTGGGAGGCTACTAATCTAAGCTCTAAAATATACGCTCTTTTTTCACACTTCCCATTAGTTCCGTTCCTGTTAAATGTAACATTTATATTTACCCTAGACCCCTGAGGTATGTCGTACTGTAAATGGAACCCAGGATTAAGTGGGTCTGGAATACTTACAGGATACAGCAACCTTGGATGCTGACCTCCTCTTTTAGCGCAATTACTTTTAGCTCCTTCTAGTATAACTGGTAAATCAGCTTCTATTACTGTAAAGTCATTAGGAATAATTTTCATGTAAGTCCCTGCAGGTACTGGAATATCCTCACCTCCTGATGTTACAGGTGCTGGCTCTATAAAATCCCTAGTCTCAGCAGTCTTAGTTAATACAGTAGCGTACTGACATCTAGATGTTACACCGCTTGTGTCAGCCTTTACCCTTAGCCTATCTCCTTCCTGAACCTTTCTCGCGTTCTCCCCTTCTAATAAAAAGAATACCGCAGACGTTGTGGAGTCAGCTATGAAAAGATTTGTAAACACTGTATTGTAGTCCTCAAAGTCAGGCTTCATAACAAACTTATATCTATCAGCCCAAGAGGGCGCAAGCTGTGATTGTGGAATAGTAACCTGCACAGTGTTCTGTGTTGCAGATTTTGAGCAGCCCACATGAACTGTGTTCAGAGGGCTAACTAGAGCTGTACTAGAACGATTAAACTCATCCATATATACAATACCTACCTCATAGTCTCTATCACTATGAAGACTTTTTGGGTTTCCTGTGCTTAAAAAAGTACCGCTTGATGAATTTACTTTATAGTACTCATATACATCTTGTGTTGGATTGTTTACATCATCAACAAACCTCATAGCAATAGGAACAATACCTATCTCTGTGCTTGACGGAGAGCTTATTATTCTTATTGGCTGCAATTCCCCACTAATACCACTAGCAAATTTAGTTAGCGTGTCCAGGTTGTTAGGTATAAAACAATTAAAATTATCTGTTATGGTGTTACCATCACAAGAGGTTTCATTTCCTGGTATATTATCAAACACAGGTTTTATGTTTGCCGCTGTTCCTAAAAGATTAACAAACGATGGGTCAATAGATAAATCATAAACACTGTTAAAATCAACAGGAAGATTAAAAGAAAAGTCTAGCTCTAAGTTATTTGATGTTTGAGTTGGGTGAGGCTGGTCGCCACTGAAGCCTTCATGACCATATCTAATCTCAAAAAACAAAGTTGCGCCTGCCTTTAGTTCAACATCAGCAAGGTCAAAAATCGCTACTGCATCTGGAGTGTTTCTCTGAACATCAATAGAGTAAAGATAAGAAGTGCTGTCGTCTGGAAATTCTCCAATACCAATTTCTTCAGAAATAAGTTCCGTAAAATATTCTAGTCTTATAGGGTTCTGGTTTAAGTCCTCCAGGTCGTACCCGTCCACATAGTTTCCATATATTAAACGGTTGCCCATAACTGTTTGAGCCTGAGCTTTTAGCGGAACATTATCAAACATTCTAACAAGCTGCGTTGCATTAAGAACTGTGTATATTTTACTGTTGTTAAAACTTAAAGTATAATTAGTATTGTCTGCGTACCCTAAGTTTTGTTTATTAAATAATTCAATTGACTTTATAACATTGCTTGTCGTTTCTTTAAATACAACCTCTACAGATTTAACTAATCTCCCTCCAGTATTGAATGCAACATTGGCGCTATTAAAAGCGTTTATCATTCCTTCATTTAATCCTGAGTCTATAGTATACTCAAAGTTCTTAGGGACAAATGCTGGCTCGCTGAACTGAGATAACGCAGAGTACTCTCCGTCCTCGTACCTGTACCTGTATGCGAATGTTATAAATCTTTCTTCTAGAAAATTCTCTTCACCACCAACATTAACCAGCTCGAAAGTTGGTGCCTGTGTAGGTGGTTTTTTAATAACTAATAACTGTTCAGCTAAGTCAACAGCAAATGAATCATAGTTTCTTTTAATGTTTATAACCCTTGGCTGATTATAGTTGTCAGTCCAGAACAATAAGTCTTCAACTCTATTTACACCTGTAATTAAAAATCTAGAATTAAAATTAAGAACTGATATATCGTCTGGAACTAAAGGACTTGAAGTTGTTACAACATGATATGTAAGCAGTGTTTGTGTTACGTTAAAAGATACCACTAGGTCAGCTATCCCACTATTAAAGGATGAGTCATGAATAAACCAGTATATAGTTTCTCTTTGTCCGTCTTCAAAAGCACCTATACACTTAGCCTGTTCGCTTAACGGAATCCCGTTTATACTTAAGCTAGTCAATCTAGTATTCCCTTTTGCGTTCTCAACAGAGCCTATCTCTGAGTCTTCTGTAGAGCCAAGCCTTACGTTTAAGGCATCAACGTACTCACCATTAGGCAATAAGCGTTCATCAACGCTTTTATTCATTCGCCCTGTAATAAAATTTCTAGTAACTTCTGCCATGTTTATTTAATCCACTTATCCATACCTCTAATGTTTTGTAATAAACGACCAGGGTGTATGTTGCTAATTCGTAATTTAGCGTTACGTAATAAAGCTGAACTTCTTTTTCTTGCTCTGCTTACAATATATTCTTGTACTCCAAACTTTCCGTTTAGTATAGCAAACTGAATGTAAGCATAAACATATTCTTCAAATAGTTTATTAACACTTATTAAGGTATCATCTCCACCCTCCATTCCGTCTGACACATACTCTAGTATACAAAGCTCGCCTGCCATATCAGAGCTAAAGTTTATAACTCCAGCTTTTTTATTTATTTTAAATGTCGGATTAAAGTTTGCCGTCTCTGTGTTTAATCCAAACGCACCTCCAATACCGTAATCAAAATACCAGGCCCCATCAATACAGTACCCTTCTCTGTTGTTGTAAGGACTGCGCTCATTTAAGTAAATACTTTTTTTCGTACCTTCTATCCTTTGAAGGTCTATCGTGGATGTAGATGGCTTTAAAATGTTTCCATCCTCATCGAACAGTATTCTACAATCATTGTCCTGTAAATAAGCATTACTCCAGTTAGTCTGAATGTTTTCTGTTAAAGGCCTAAGAATACCATCTTTATATAAAGATATTCTTACCCAGTTTACATAGTCTGAAGGAAGAACATATCTTAGTGTATCACAAACGTCTAGCTCAAGAACCTTTAATTCTTTAAACGCATCATAGTTAAGTTCTTGTATTGCTCTCTTAGCATGAAACAATACCCTGTATCTTTCTTCATTGTTTACTAGACTGTGATTGCCTGCATACATTAACATAAAATTGTTTACTATATCATACAGGCTTACGTATTGGTATGACCCCCAGTTAGCATCTTCTGGTGAGTTTCCATTATTTTCATAGTACTGATATTCGCTTAGGTATGACATTATTTTTCGTTTTGATTATCTGTTGTATCTAGAACCTGTCCAAACTGAGCAATCTCATTTTCTCTAATAGACATTCCTGCGTACTGTAGTATCTTGTTTACTAAACTAGGCTCATCATCAAGGGGTAATTCAAAATCCTGATACAAAGAACTAGAAGGATTAAAGGCAGGTGTGCCTCCAACTAGAGATGCATACGTCCACTTAGGGTCTTTCGGATATCTTATATACTGACATAAAACTCTTCCTAAAGAAGTCTGTCCTTCATTAACACCAACTTGTATGTCCTGTGGGTAAACCTGAATCACAGTAGAGCTATTTGAATATGCAGGAAAAAGCTCTGTTGGCTTGGTTAAGTTAGACATATTCAATTGAGTTATCTTTCTATTAGTAACCTTCTCGCATTCGTTTACTCCATTTGACAAACTTAATATACAGTAGCTATCACCTATGGTTATAAAAATACCTGCATCTAAATACAAAAGGCTAGGGTCTGTTTGGTCTACAAACAATACGCTTGCAACTTCACTTGTCGTTTTGTTAACCACAACGTCTCCAGGCTTTACGCCAACAGTTGAGAAATTTAAGGTTGAATCTTTCATTGTAAATTGAACAGTAGCTAAACCCACAGTGTTAGTGCTTTGAACAACAAGGTACTTGGTTAAAAGTAAAATCTTGTTTATTAAATAATAATCAGAGCCTGTAGTGGCTGTAGATGGAACACTATATGATGCAGAGGCTGAGGGTAAGGCCAATGTTTGAGATGCTCCATTCGCATACACAGGAACAAGAAAGTTTTGTTCTGAAAAAATATCTATTGCCTCCTCGTAACCTTTCTTTAAATCAGCATAACCAACACCCGAAGCTCTTGCGTTCTCCTTCATTAGCTGATAGTTGTACTGATAAAAATAATCTTCAAAAATATCTAGCTGTGCCTGCTTAGCGTATAAATTAAAATCACTAGGGGTAATATACCCATAGTTATTTTTATTAAGGACCGACAGTACTGTTTCTCGCACTGAATTTATTATACTCATTTGTCTATTTATTTACAACAAAGATAAGCAAAAAAAAAAGAGGCTGCATTTAAGCGACCTCTTCTCCCAATTTAAAATAAAAACAAATAACTTTATAAATAACTTTACAAATATATAATTTATTTTTTATTTTCAAGGTTAGTTTCAAGGAATTTTAATACCTCAATACCTTCATCGGATTGAAGATACCCAGCTACTACGTAGAAAGGGTCTTCTCCATAAGGAATGTTAACCATTCTTTTCTTATTTTTAGATGTATTAAAGTATACATCCTTCTTATTATTTTTAAATATTAATACCTTGTGAGAAAAGAACTCCTGTACTTTAGAATTTAATTTTAAAGTTGGGTCTTGAACTGCTCGTAAAAAATCTCCTGGTGCTTGCTCAGCATATATTAATATATCTCTTTTTAGTTCTGCAGACGTTGTTCTTGATACATCTGTATTAAAAAGAACTCTAGCTAAAGCCTCAATCTGTTCTATATCTAGCTGACGAGCCTCTATTAGAGCGTCTACTCTGGTATTTAAAACATCCATCTCCTGCTTAGCATCTTTTTCTACATCTACTTCTACAAATTTACTACCATTCATAGGGTGGTAATGAAGAAATTGTTGAAGAGACTGATTGTTTCTTGGAACAGATAAGAATCCGTCTTCAAAAACAATTGGCTCTACAATAGCGTTTCCGTCTTGCTCATCTTCAAAAGGACTCTTCTGGTTTCTAGCATAGCGTAAAGCTCTGTTAGTTCCTGTGTCTTCATCAAAGTGCATTAAGGGATATCTTCTTGAGTTTCTAGTTGGCAGCATAAAAGAAAGTGGTGCCGCATCTTTGGTAAGTTTATAGGTCTTATTGACCATTACATTTTTTTTCATTTAATTATAATTTAGATTTAATAAAAGTAATAACTACCCTCGTCACAATAACAAGGGTAGTAATTACATATTTAATTTATGATTGGAAAATCACAAAGTTGTTTGCACCCATAGTACATACACATCTTTCAGATAGGAAGTTTACTTCCATCGCATCTAAATCAGATGTCATTGCACCACCAGCTGAACCTGTAATCCAGGTCTTGTACTTTCTGTCTTCAGTTTCTGAAGCTCTGTAACGTACATGTAAGAAAGGACGCTTAGCATTCTTTCCAAGGATTTGGTCATAAACAGTAGTTGAACCTGCTGGTACTAACAAACCGTTTACAGCTCCTGTTCCAGTTAGACCACCGCGCATAGTTGGGTCGTTTAGGTATTTCCAGTCAGACTTGTAGAAGTCGTAACCTCTACGGAATCCTGTAAATCCTAAGTTAAGAGCCATCTCCTCATCGTTGTCAAAAAGACCATAAGAAGTACCTCCTCCTCCATAAGAGTTTTGTGATGCTAACATATCGTCAATATCAAATCCAAACTGTCTGTTTAAGAAAAGTACGTTCTCTTCAATTGAACCTTGCTTATCAAGTCTAGATATTATATTGTCAAAGTCTTGAAGAGCAACTGGGTTTCCACCAGCCCATACATTTCCTCTAGTTTCCACTGCGTGGAAGATACCTTCAGAACCTTTGTTTCCTACATCTCCACCTGCTGCAATTGCTCCAGAACCTGCCTCTGCTGGTACCGCCTCAATCATAGCCGTTTCAAGGTAGTCATCAAAACGTAAACGAGTTTCGTGCTCAGACTTCAAGTACCATAGGTATCCTGAAGCTCCGTTCTCAGTAGTCACTTCAATCCATCCGATTTGTGCCATATCAGAACCTGATACTGCATACTTATCTTTGATAATGATTGGAGAGTTGTCGAAGATTTCATCTTCAGCCTCTAAAGAACCTTGCATTCCGTTACTTCCTTTTTTGAATTCAGAACCGTAGATAAAGATAGTTACGTCTGCATTACCTGCACCTGTACCACCTGTATAACCTTGTGCGTTATAAAACGCTACAGTTATTTGGTTGTCGTTTAATCCACCTGCAACACCTACTGCTGTTACAATTCCTTTGAATTCTCCTGAACCGTCATTGTTAGTAACAACTAAAGTTTGTCCAACACGAATAGCAATAGTTCCAGCTGTTAAGCCTGTTGCTGCTCTGTCTGGTACTAACGCATCGTTAATATCAAATGTTACTACGTCATTAGCAACAACTGCTGCAGTTCCACACTGTGTATATTTAGTGTGTAATCTCCCTTGCTCTGCCCACTTTACTAAGTCTGAGTTACTTGGTAACTCTGCCCCTACTAAACGTAAGAAAGAAGAGATAGTTCTATTACCATAACGCTCAAATTCTTTTTCATAAGTGTCTGGTAAATACTGATTCAAAAAGTTGAAATCAGTAATATAATTTGTAGCCAATGGCACCTGTTGTGGTGCTGGCTGTAGTTGAAAACCTGGTCCTACTGGTGTAGTATTCGGTCCTAATAATTGTCCTG